TGGAAATTCCGAGGACAGATTGTTCCGGTTTCCATTCCTGTCGTAGCTAGGTCACAGATCGACAGAACTAGATTCCTTCCCATGGAGCGCAGAATAAAAATTCTACGCCGGAAAGGCCTCCTTGCAAGTCCTTTATGCAAGGATCTTCGTCGATTTGTGAATTCGCATGATAAGTCTCGTTTCCGGTGGGAACTAGAACAGCGGTTACCCGAAGGTTCGCTTTCTAGACTCTACACCTTCTGTTTCGAGGCCTTTCGTGCGTTTACTGCCGCAATTTCAAGTTGCTGGGATGGTTATCAATTAACCAAACACTTAGTACCTATGATTTTGCGACAGAGGATTAATATCCTTAACTCCCCAGAGAAGTTTGTAAGGGAATTGAAACAAGAGTTACAATCCTTACGAGACTTCGTCATGACGAACCGGTCTCGCGATCAGCGAACCGACTTGTCGTGGTTTTTTCCACGGGCAGTTATCGATAGTAATCTCTTACAGGCAAGTGCTGCCCTCCGAGCCCTCCCTTGTCCATTACCATTTATGGTAAAGAAAGAGAGACCTATCCAAGAACTTAAATCAAGGTATGCGGCCGTTCCCGGCCCGCCAGACCCCGATTTCCTTAAATGGATAGGCGAATGGGTGAAATTTAATCAACCACTCTACCCGGCGGCATCCTTCCCTATAAGGCCATCAAATAAGGCTTGTATCGAATTCTCCCGAAAAAACGGGGGTCTCCGAACTGCGATTATATTACTGACTGAAAAGACAGTATTATCAGGGCACGAACAAACCTATTATGACGCGGAGTACAGAAAGATACGCGCACATTCCATGCTGGAAAAGGAAGATAAAGAATTTTATCGACCTTCTCTCCAGCTCTTATGTGCTGCTGTCTCCTGTCTCCGTCCCCTCTTTGCGCATGCACGACAGTGTACCGGCGGGTGTGATCAACCAGATCAGCATCCCCCTGTGTACCCTATTGCGATTACCGAAAGAGGATTTAAAATAAGAGTCCCGACTGTAACGACCGCGCCATTATCTATAATGGCACGGGTCCTCCGGTCGATGGCTGATGGGTTCTTGAGATCCGACCCAAGGATACGTCCTTCCCTTGAAGGGAAAACGATTCCTCCGCCCATTCGGGCTGGGTACTGGAGATCCCAAGACCTCACCACCGCAACTGACAAGCACGACCCAATGGTAACACGAGCGTTTTATAAAGCTTTAAAGCCTTATCTACCGCTTGTGCCTCCATGGTATGACGATATTGTCAACGTCGTTTGCGGATTTTACACCCTAATAAACCACGAAACTTTAAGAGAGATACGAGATAGTTTTCTCATACCCGCTCCCATGCCCATTGAAGAGCGATTTCGTGAGATGTTAGGATCATATGCTGTTAAATATTCTGATCGCGAACCGGTAATGCCCAGTGTTTTCGCCAAAGTCCATTGGTGGACCCTTGGAAAGCACATAAGCCCTGTCGATTTCGCGGTAGGATATATAGAGTGCATGACTCGTGTAAATGGTACCGTAACTAGATCCGGCCAATTGATGGGTGTGGCAACTTCCTGGCCATTAATGCCCTTGATGAGCATTTATGCATGGGAAAAAGCCCTTAACACCAAATCTACCGTTTGGAAACGGAAGATCGTCAAAAGGCCAACCTCGTTCGATATCTCTGCTTTCACAAGGTGGGTTCAAAAGAAGGGTCCCTTTGTAGAACTGACTAGGTCGGTTCCAAAAGGTTCCCTATCGATTCAAACCACCGGTGATGATGCCTTAATCTCTTGTACAACAAGAGAGTCTATTAGACACACTTCAAACCTTCTTAGGCTCGGTTGTGTGACTTCCGAAAGGAAAGACTATTTGTCTCCGGACTATGGCATCTATACTGAAGTATTTTATCGTGATGGCGATCCCTTGGGTATTTACCCTTGGGCACCCATCTTATCCCCTTCGGGGATCCGACAAAGCACTTGGTATAATCAAATGACTTCCATAAGGTCTATGGAGCGAAGGCACGCGGTTTCTATTCCGTGGTCTCGTTCACCATATGCACCATTATGGCGCCATTTGCGGAGCATTGGAATACCAGTTGGTCTCCCTGCATATGCCGGAGGGTTAAATTTACCCTCTAATATGTCTGGGAGTGAGGCTAAAAGAGATTTCGCCATACATCGACTTTTGCAATTGTCGGTGCACGACCTCTTAAGTCTCCCAACAGGTATTTCCATACCCGATCCGGCGATCGATGGATTAATCCTCGGTCATGACCCTAAAATCAGAACAGCTAAGGAAGAACGTGAGTTCCTCCTAAAGTTCGATGATTTTTCCCCTGGTGCCTCGTCAAAAGACGCAAGCATTAACAGAGCTAAATGGATCATGACCCGGACCTCCCGGTCGCCTCTTGTTGAACTCCCTTTAAAAGAATGGAGTAGTGTATTACGTTGTCAAGACACATGGATACAAATCATGAGTCCTGAGCAACAGGTAGATGATCCCAGTTTGAGTCAGTATATTGCCTCATTCCGGTATCAATCTCCACGACACTATTCTTTAGAAGAAGTTCAAGAAGCACTTGAACAAGCAGAAGCCGATCTTGCAATGAAAGTAAACATCCCATGGGGTTGTTTGGCCCAATTGCATCCCGTCTTCGGCTTGATAGTGCCCTCCACACCTGTTCCGATCCTCGATATTGAGATCGACAGTTTTGGGCATTCCGTACGAGTGTCACCACTCGCCGACAATACCCTAGACCAAGAGTTCTAGACTCCCC